GAGAAGGAGGAGAGAGAGGAGGAGAAGGAGGAGAGGAAGAATGCAAAACAATGCAAACAATTCTGCGGCAGATCGAAACGAGAAAGTATTCTCTCGCTGTGGATTTCTTGTTTCGACAGAAATACTATCCTGTAATTGATTACAGCTACTACACGACACTTCCATTGAGCTCCTTGAAAAGAATCCAAAACTGTTTCAGAGGGTTGGTCGAGGTCTCTTACGTCCCGCCTTACAAACTTGTTCTCCCCAACCACCTGGATTTCGAATACGGCAAACATCGAGTTGGTTGGAAATCCGCCATTTACAACTTGCTTCTTGTGAATTACGTCGAGTACGGCGAAGTGCACATGATGAATCCTTATTTTGAATGGACATCCTTTGCAGAGGAAAAAAATTTGGATAGCTATGACGAATGCATGTCCCATTTGTCCGTGGACGAAGTCATGCCTATCGTCAACAGTGAAAACAGAATTCCAGCTGTGCTTCTGGATGACTGGATCGAGTTCAGTTACCAGTACAAGGCCCTCACGAAGATGCCCTACACGATGAATTTTGTTTCTTTCTCACACGATCCGATCCTCGACGCCGATTTCAAAAGCAGCAACAACATGTCCGTCTTCATGAAAGAGAAGTTGAATTCAGAGCTCTTTTACGAGAACAGCGTCTTTCAAGAAGAAAAAGAAAATCTGCGCGTTCTCTTCCTGCTCTCAACAAGTCATAAACAGAAAATGGCGATTCAGAATCCTTGTGGTGCGCTGACGAAGTACGTCTTCATCGAGCATCCGCTCGAGTACGAGAATCATTCAACTTTCTCCATCGAGAAATACATCGCCAATCCGAACAAGAAGATCTATTTCATCGGATGGTGGCTGCGGAAATACGACGTCTTTATTCACATAAACGTGCAAAACCACACCAAAGTTCTTCTCATGAAAGATATTGAAGGCTACTGGGTGACTGACACGGTGATGTACCAGATTCGCAGGGTGTTGGGCGCCAAACATTTAAGCAACAAGACTTACCAAGAAAAGTGGACCGAAAAAGAGGAGCGACTTCTAAGGAAGCAGTACAACGTTCGAATCTGCAGTTTCCTGCCTGCGGAGGAGTACGACAAAATCTTCTTCGACAACGTCATGTTTCTCGATTTCTTCGAAACGTCGGCAAATAACGCTCTTCTGGAATGCATTTTGACGAACACGCCCGTTTGCATCAAGAAGTGCTTGGCTTCGGTCGATTACTTGGGAGAAGAGTACCCCTTATTTTTCGAATCGTTGGAAGAAGCGGTGGAGAAGCTGAACAACGTGTCCAATGTTTGCGAGGCATACTTCTACTTGAAGAAAATGGACAAATCCAAATTCTCATACTTGAACTTCTCGCGAAAATTCCACGACGCGATCGTCGAGTCCTTCGAAACGTGCGGATTCGACTCCCATTCACTGTACTGATCACCGCTACGCGCTTTAACGAATTGATCTCTAAGTGCACTGCGTGAACCGGACCACATAGCACACCTCTTTAAGTTCTTTTATGGACCTTACATGAGAAATAGTTGAGAGCAAAACTAACCCGAATCTGACTCTGAATCCGATTTCGAACCCCAACACACCTGTTTCCTAACATCAACAGGCAGCAGCTTTTGCCTGCTACTTACTTCCAGGGGAAGTCGGAATATCGAGTCTTCATAAGCTTCTTCTTTCCTCTGAAGATGTTGCAGCAATAACCGTATCTGTCGAGACCATCTTTGCAATGGCTTGAATTTCGTGTGCATTTCTCTTGAAACAAGAAATAGTCGATGCCTCCAGTGTTGACGTTCTGCAGGAAGCCTTCTTTGAGAGTCGACAAAGTGCAACCAGTATCCTCTTTAATTTTCGTGTAAAAATCGGTTGTAAAGGTCATGTACTTGTAATTCCTCTTGTGCTTCACTATGTCGATCATGAAAGCGATTAGTCTCAGGAATAGAGGATTCCTCGGGGGCGTCGCAATGACACCTTGGTAGATCGTGCCTTTCACGATAGAGATGACCGTGTACAAACAGTTCTTCTTTGTGAAAACATCTTTTAGAGGAAGGATGAGCTCGGATTTGATGTCGAGGTACACGCCGCCGAACATGTACAGAGCGCAGTATCTGAAGAAATCCGCTTTATGTGCCCCTTTTAACGATGAAAACGTATGCTCAGCGTCTTCTCCGTAGAACTTTCTAAGGAACGCCAGACAATCACGATCGCTGTAGACATCACGTCTGTACTCGGGGGCAAAGTCCTTGATATTGTCATGCACCTTCTTAGGGATTTTTGAGAGGTCGTGATATGTCTGTATGATCAGTTTTGGAATCTCTTGGGCAGTAAACGATTCGAAGCGAGGAGGACCTGGTGAGACTGTGTATAGTACCGTCCACAGAAGAACGAGCAACAGACAGGATACTGCTAAAATAGTTGTCAAATGATGATATCTCATGGATCGTTTTTTTTTGCGCTTTTTTATCTCGTGTTTGCTTCTTTGAAGAGGATTCTTAGTTTTTCGTGCAGATATTTTCACCAAATTCTCTCTTAATTTTTTTTTTCAAAAAAGCGCAAACATAAAAAAATCTTTCCAGCTAAGTCTATAGAGAGCTTGCATCGAAGACAGAAGCGAAGGAAAGAAAGGGAAAGAGGATGACGACAAAATACATAGTTGCTTTTCCAAAAGGAGGAATTTGCGACATGATATACGTCATAGATAAATGTTTCAACTATGCTCTTCAACACAACCGCGTGCTTGTTATTGGACCTCCTGATACATGGATCGACGGAGAACTGAGTCAGTACTTCTTTTTCGATCATCCGCAGATCTTCAAAGGTCATCTCAAGGATTTCCAGCAGAAAGAACGAGGAAGGAATCTCACCATTTTCCCACCAGGACTCACGAGGAATCTTGTGGTTCGAAGCGCTTACTCTGTGCGCGATAACTGTTACAAGATGTTCGACCAGAGGAACAATCTGACTTTAAACAGCATGAGTTTCGATGTTGCCTATAATGAAGACGTCGTCGTATACTGTAACTGCTATGGAGGAGTCTCAGAAACGGCAATTTTTCATATGAAGCTCGCAGAACACGTAAGGGAGACGTATTTCAGACGATTGCATGATATATCCCTCGAAGACAAAGAATACGTCAGCGTCCACGTGCGCAACACGGACCGCCAGTGCTCCTTGGCGCAGTTCATGGATCAAAATAAAAAGATTCTAGATTCGGCACCGACGATCTTCCTAGCTACAGACGATGTACATACGATCGCTTTGTTTAAAAAGAAGTACGCGGCAAAACTGAAGCATTTCGCCAAAATCACAGAAAATACCGGTAAAAACATGCATTATTACTACGATAAAACGAAATTGAGCAACAAAGAACTCGTTACGGACGCTCTCGTTGATCTATTACTACTAGCTAGCGGGAAACAGTATATATTTTCAACAATCGAATCAAATTTCAGTCTTTTAGCGAAACATCTCTTTGAGAACGAACCTCTGCTTACACGAATCCTCTACTCAACTTGATAATATCTTTCTTTCAGTCAGCATCGTCAGAATCACCAGAATCGCTGTCTGACCCGAAGAGATTGTAGATTTGTGAAAACGAGTTCTCGGCTGCTTCTTTTCTTTTCTCCAGATCAGGTGAGAGGTAGAATCGACGACTATTCCAGCAAGCGCGAATCATTTCTCTTCTATACAGCGCACACCGTTTGACGCGATCATTGAGCACGTAAGTAGACCCTGTTTCTTTTGCGACGCCAGAGAGAAACGAAATCTTGAGAAGCAGATTTTTGTCATCTTTCTCTGGAAGTTCAATTCCTACACGAGCAAGAACTCTTTCATTTGGAACATGTTCTGTATCATTTAGAGAAAACTTCTTTCTCTCTGTTTCAGATGTCTCAAACTTCTCACTTGCACTCTCACTGTCCCTCCTGTCGCCCGCTTTTGCAAGCACAAAAGGAAACATTCTTGCGAGTTTTAGAAAGAATTCGCAACGTTGATCATATCTCTGCAGCTCTTTGCATGCGACAGACGAGAATAAGTTTCTGCAACGACTGAAAAATCTGTCGCGGACTGTGCTCAGCTTATCCGAAAATTCATGCATCTGTCGCACACTGGGGAACAAATCTAGAGGGATGCAAAGCAAAGAGAGAAGCAAGGAAACATACAATGCATACTTGTATTCTCGCTCAGATTGTGGCACTGCGGTTTCCGACCTCGATAGGAGCGATCGCTGAGCGGCTAGTCTCTTCTTCTGATCTGCAGAGAGAACGTTGAAAACGTCCGTTTGTATCTTCTCTTTCAATTGTGCAGCAGCACCTCGGAATTTCTTCGCAAACAAATGGGCTTGTGAAATCACCGCTTTGTTCTGCTGATCACGCATGACGTCGAACTCACAAAGAGTAGGAAATGGGAGGCAGGTATCATGTAACGACCAAGTTTCTGTCGCTGCTTCTGGGGTCGCCTTTTTTAGACCTTGCGTCGTCCTCGCAGCATCAGACTTAGGGACGAATACAGCCGAAGTTTGCATTAGCTTCGCAGATACTCTGTCCTTCTCCAATCGAAATAAGAGCACCAGGGGCGGTCTTTTTGCGCCTTTGGAAGAGTGCAATGTGGTGGTCGTGGAATTGCCCCTTCTAACTTCGCAAATGTTAAAAGAAAAAGTCGATGATATAAAAGAAAGAGTTTCTTTCTCTGCCACATGCTTCTCAGAAACGAACGTCTTTTCTGAATCGCTGAAAGTGAAACCCTCTCGTCTGAAACGTTTTCGAATCGCGAAAGCATCTCTTCTGCGCAGAAAAAGGCAAAAATCGGCAGGATACTGGATGAGAATCGTCGACTCGCCGCCACTCGGCCCCGCCGTCTCCAGAGCAAGAGGTTCCACATAAAACGACTCTTTGTAATTTGCGTACATTTGACCCCCGCGAAAAGCGATAAGTTCTTCAATCGTCAGGGTGAAAGAAGAGTGATCGTTTGGAAGGGAAGGGGGAAGTGTTGCTAATTCCTGTGGAAGTTCCAAACCCGTGTAGATATCCCGCAGAAGCTTCACTCCATCTTCCATTTCAGAGAAGCGGAGTTTCTTGTATACTGGGTACGTAGAAGAAATCTCTTCATTCATCTCGAGCAGAATTCCAAGAGATGATGAAGATGAAGATGAAGATGACGGAGAAGCACGATCAGCTTTCGAAGAAACCGAAGCCAAGAATTTTTTGAATATGTTGCGGTCGTCGTTGTAAAATTCGTTCATCCTAACAGACCGCTGAAATTGTGACTCTGAGTTCATGCCATGCCAAACGTTTTTCCTTTGCAATTACCCCCACATACCCACCCCC